CAGATTCCGTAACCAATTGGTGTACCACCCGCTAGAAGCGGCGAAGCGAGCTAAGGCACAAGCCCAAGCTTGCAGATCGTGGTACTTTGGGGGAAAGCGCCCCCAAGGTCGTCTTCTAGTGTTCGAGCAGAAGATACCTGCAATGATGGCTTCCTACATTGCAAGGGCTCTTCCGCCCGCCCCCAAAGACCCGTCAGGGTTGGAAGCACTGATGTCACGTTTGACATCAGAGCCCAAACCTGAGCCGAGCTATTGGAGGCCTTTCCTTAAGGAGTATGTCGAGCGTTGGGGTCCCAAATTGGGTCCCAAGGAACTTTACACCATGCCCTCCGCCAATGCTGCGCTAGGTTATCCTAGGAGCAGGGGAGGGCACACGGCTGGAGTTCAGCACATTGTGCTGCTCGGCTATGCCCTTAAGAAGAAGCGCGCTGCCGTTCTTATGCCATCGCTAAGCGATGACAATGACGGTTCCTACCTGGAGTTGCTCAGTGACGCGCTCCACCCCTCATCAATGAAGGGGGGTGGAGACGGGGCTGAGAACCTCTTCAGGGGACCCTGGGACGACCTAGAAAGGAAACTCCCAGGATGCGGCGCTTACCTCCAAGACTACCTGAGGATTGGGGTTGAATACATTATGGAATCCATAGTGTATGTCCCCATCCTTCCGATAGTCGCGGAGGAGAAAGGTTTGAAGACAAGGTTTCCAACCTGCAGTCTTACTGCAGTGAACCTTGTTCAACAAATCCTTCGGCGAGTTGCTGATCATGTTATGATCAGGGACCCGCGCTTCTCTGAGGCTCTTGGTGGAGACCTAAGGGTTGACATGCGGGGGGAAGACGGTCCGTGGGAATCCCAGGACTGTACTGCCGCCACCGACTTGCACCCCGAATGGCTCACCAGAGGATTTTACGAAGAGTTAGCGAACCGCTACTCTTGCCTTCTTCCTTACAAGCGTTGGTTTTCCAAGCTTTTTGGACCGAAGAAAATCCTCTCCTCCAAACCCGATGACCTTTTGCCATCGGCTTTGTTGGAAGAGTACTCGAGAGCACCTCTCCTAGATGACGATTTGTTGTCGCCCTCTAGGATGAGAAGAGGCCGGAATGGGCTGGGCCATGCGGACCACATCTTAGAGATGTGGTCGGATTGGTTATCCATGCTCAACGGCCTTCCTGGGACGATTACCTCCACGGGGCAGATGATGGGAGATCCCACATCTTTTCCCCCCTTGATGTTAGTCTCTCTGTGTTCCGCAGAGCAGACTCTCAAGGTGTACCCCTACACCACTAAAGAGCGGCGTAGGAGGTACAGAGGGTTGAAACCGTCCGAGGCCAAGCTGAAGGGAGTAGGCGATGACGCCGTTCTTCCTAGATGGCACAGAGCTCGGCAACAGTTGTATTACAGCTGTTTAGAAGAGCTCTCCGCGATGTTATCGTGGAGTAAGTGCTTCAACCATCCCACCCGGGGCCTCATTGCCGAGGTCCCGCTTGAGAGCGGGTTCGAAGTACCTTTCTGGCCTACTTCAGTCTTGGTGGCGCCTCCTGGAGGCTCTAAGGGCCACGTCACCTGGGTTTCCCAGGCGAGCGCCTTTGGAGGGGACGCTACGCGTCCCACCAGGAGTATACCCAAGTTCTTTTGGAAGCTATCCCCGTATTATTATACGTGGATGCTTGCCATTAGGCTTGGGCTGCCTTTGGGTGCCCCTGAGGCTTATGGTGGGATAGG